GTTACCAAACTTAACAATGCCATTTACTCCAAACTAATAAAAGGTTAAGACATGACAAAATTATCTGGCGCTTTAAATATCAAGCCCGAATTAAGAATTAAAACGTTTGAGTTTTCTAATCACACGTTTAAAGTAAAAGTGCCGTTAAACAAAGAACTAGAAGAGATGACTTCTAGGATTGTTGATATTCCGGCAGATGTATTGGACGCACGGTTGAAAAAGATGACCGATGCGTTTACCGAGACAGCCGTAGAAGGCGTTGAGGTAAGGGATGGCGAAGTGTTTGTTGATGGACGTTCTACCAAAGAAACAGTTACTGCGGTCTTGCAAATGGAACGCAAGATTGTGGAGTACATAAAGCTGTTAGTACCGGAAAACGGCAACCTTGATGATTTGACATATGAGGATGTAGAGGCCGAATTTCCGCTACAGGTACAGTTTGCCCTAGTAGAAAAGATTGGCGAAGTTATCCAGCCCGGATACAAAGATGCTAAAAAAAACTAGTTAGGGACATTCATCAACAGGCCCGGGCGTATATATATGCCCACGGTGGATGTCCCGATAACATACCAAGCGATGATATGCGGAATATTGAGATCATGTTGAACGATGGGATGTTGGGACAGAAATCGCTTCTGGTAGCCCTGTCATGCCTGACAACAGGCAATCTCAATTCCAAGCTCAAGAAAGAGGCAGACCCGTACAGGATGTCGGATGTTCTGCCTATGGCGCATGATTACATTGTTCCGCCATTAACAGAAGAAGAAAAGCGTGAACAGGTTAGCCGAAGTCTTGCTAATTTCATGAAGACCGCCCCAAACGCACCAAAGTTTGAGGGAGACTAATGTACAAAATTGAGATCAAAACGGAAGGTTTTGAAGATCTGGAACGTCAGCTTAAAGAGCTTGCGGAAGGTTACCGTTCTGATTTGGTAGCAAGAAATACATTAGTAAAAGCTGCAAAAGAAGCAATGGTCCCTGTATGGCAAACATCCACAGCCCTTGCTGCGTATGATGAAAAAAATGTAAGCGGCATTCACATGCGCGACACGATTAGATTAGATGCACGCATTCCTAATGACCGTGATCGCATGTCTGAATATGTTAATGAAACAGATGCTGCCATTGCGGTGGTATCTGTTAAACGCTCTGCAGTTTCTTTGGCCAATGAGTTTGGAACAGCAAAGATGGCCGCAAGACCTTTTTTGATTCCTGCCCTAGAAGACAATATCCAAAACGTCCTCAATAAATTAAAATCCGAGCTGTCGTATCTTATTCCTGCATACGCCAAGAAGTTGCGAAGGAGAGGTATTAAGTAATGGCCAGTAACAATATTGCCCGTCTAGGAGTTGTCCTTGGATTGGATTCTGCGGAATTCCAAAAGGGCGTTGATCAGGCCATTGCGGAGAACAAAAAGTTAAAGGCCGCAATTCAGCGTGAATCAAATGCTGCGGCCAAAGAAATCATGGCGCTTAAATACGCCACCGATGACTATGGCAGATCCGTTAGTCAGGTGGAGCGTTTGCAGCGTGAGTTTTTGGCCGGCGGTAAATATGCCCGGGCAACACAGGATCTAAAGAATCAACTGTTAGCGCAAGCTGCGGCCTACGACAAAAAAGTTGCTGCCGAGCAAAGAGCCTACATGTCTGGAAGCAAGCTTTTCCAGATGACAACCCAGCAGCGTGCTGCGCTGGCATATCAAACTACCGACATTATTACGGGCCTAGCTTCTGGACAAAACCCGTTAATCGTTTTGATTCAACAGGGTGGCCAATTACGCGATCAATTTGGTGGATTCATCCCGCTGTTCAAAGGTATTGCGCAAGCATTTACTTTAACTCGCGTAGCCATCGGCGGACTAGCAACTGCGGTGGCTGCATTGGGGTTGGCCGCATACAAAAGCTCATCTGAAGTTGATGATTTCAACAAAAGCATGATTCTTACTGGCAACTTGGCCGGTCTTACATTGGACCGGTTCAAACAGTTGTCGGATCAAATTGCTGGACGTTTTAATTTAAGCGTAGCTACTGCCCGCTCAATTTTGACTGAGCTTGCATCAACTGGGCGGTTTACTGGCCCAGCCTTGGAATCCGTAGCAAATGTTATCGCCAAGATTTCTAAGCTATCAGGCGAAGCTGCGGAAGAGGTTGCTAAAAACCTAGCTGGATCATTTGATGGCAGCGCAGCATCTGCGGCAGCACTTAACCAAAAATATAACTTTTTGACGTTTGCTCAATACCGTCAAATTGAGTTGTTGGCCACGCAAGGCAAAAATCAAGAGGCTGCAAAGTTAACTGCTGATTTGTTGTCAGAGGCATTAGATAAACAACGCATTCAAGTTAACTATTTGTCTCAAGCGTTTACAGATCTGTCTAACGCTATTAGTAATGCATGGCAATCGTTTAAAGATTTGTTCATGCCAGAAACAAACCTCCAGCGCATGCAGCGATTTGCGCAAGAGGCAGAAGAGCTTATTGAGAAATTTGGTGCTGATCCTAGCAAGCGTACAGACAAACAGAACGCAGCTATTGGCGGAAAAGTTCTTGAATATTTAGGCGCGTTTCGGATTGTTTCTGAAGAGCAGGAAAAGTTAAACAAAGAAACAATTGCCAAGGAAAAAGAAAAGCAGCAGATAACAGATTTTATTGCTGCCGGCGGAGAGAAAAAGCGCCAAGACATTATTGCTGAAACACGCAAGATTTATGCTGAGAAGGAGTTTCAGGAAAAGGTTGCTAATGCCAACGAGTTTCAGCGCATTGAACTGGAAGGTATCAAAAAGCAACAGGATGCTGCGGATGAGTTTTATCGTCAGAATGAGCTGACTAGAAATCAGTTTAGAAAAGAACTGCTAGAGCAATACCTTGCCCGCGTTGCATCTATTGAATACGAAACCGCTCAAAAGAAGCTTGAGATCTCTCGCAAAGAAGCTGAGACAATTGAGAAAGAACAGCAGACACGGTTGGACTCTATTCAGGCTGAAAAACAGAAGCTTGAGCTATATAGAGAGAACCTGTTTTTAACTGATTCTCAATTAGAAATTTCTTTGTCGCGTCTGCGCACAGAACAAGAAATTGCAAGAATTTCGGCAAATCAAAAGCTGGATGAGAAAGCTAAAACAGAAGCAATGGATCGCGCTAAAGAAATTCAGCGCAACCGTGAAGAAGTCATTAAGCTGAGTGATGATTTGAAGGTGCTGCAAGACGTTAACAGATCTGTGTTCTCCAGCATGGAGCAAGCTATTGACCAGTTTGTGCGCACCGGAAAAGTTTCGTTTAAAGATTTTGCACGGTCAATTATTCAAGACATTTTGGCGATTTATATCAAGTCGCAAATGTTGTCATTGTTCCGCATGCTGCCCGGAATGGGTACGGCATTTAGCTACGGCACAAATATTGGATCTCAGCAGACCGCAATGCTTTCTGCTCAAGAATCATTCTTTAGGGCAGACGGTGGTGATGTAGCTGCAAACTCACCTTATATCGTTGGAGAAAAAGGCCCAGAATTATTCGTGCCGCGCAACGCCGGAACAATAGTGCCAAATAACAAAATGGCATCTGCTATGAGCGGCAATACTTACGTTACAAACAATTACATTGACGCGGTTGATGTGAAATCGTTTGAGGATCGCTTGCTTGCTAGCTCTAACACCGTGTGGGCCGCAAATCAGTATGCAAACAAATCCCTAGCTCAATCCGGGGGTAGAGCATGAGCTTTCAGACAATTTTAAATATTCATCAATCGTTTACGGTTAACAACCGTCGTATGGTTGGTCAAATGTATTCTCGGTCTGGTCAGGTCACCATTGCACAGTACCTTACTGCTGTGCCTTGGGTGTTTACTGTGCGGCCACATCAATATCTGTACTACCCGCAAGTGCGGGATGTCATACAGTCTATTGATAACGCAGATCGTCAAAATTCACAGGTCATTACATTTGATACGCCAAACCTGCAATGGTTTACAGAATATAAAGGCGGTCTAACATCTGGTCAGGTTAGCGCATTAACGCTTGCCACCGTGCCGGCCCCTAACTCCCAAAATCTAACTATCGGTAACTTGCCTACAGTTGACGCAGCAACAGTAGTGTTTGAGCCGGGAGATTTTTTGCAGCTCGGTACTTATGTGTATAAGGTGACCGCACAAGTTTTGCGTGGCGGATCGTCTACGGTTACCGTGCCGGTGCATCGCCCGGTGATTGGCACGCCTACTACAGGCACATTGACTGCGGTGGGCAAGGCTGTGTACTTTACAGTTGTTGCGGAGAAATGCCCTACTTACACGCTTAACCCAATGACCAACGGCGCGTATGTAGAGTGGAGCGATGATTTTGTATTTAGAGAATATGTGACAGGATAAAAATGGCCACGACAATAGCAGCAGTTAATACAACCCGAATTAACTATGCCGAATTTGTACGGATTACAACGGCATCAGGAGTCCATACGTTTTGTAATGCTGCGGCCAATATAACCGTTAACAGCATTCTATTTCAAGGTCTTGGAAGCTTACTAAATGTTGCGGATATTCAACGTGATATTAAAGCTACCAGCGATGATCTCAATATCTCATTGACAGGTATTGATCCAAGCAATGTCAGCTTAATTTTGTCCAACGATATTAAGGGTAGTTTGGTTGAGGTATGGCGTGGATTTTTAGACACGGACAACCAAATTATCATGACCCCTACGCAGCAATTTTTTAAGCGATATCAGGGGATTGTTAACGCTGTTGCAATCAATGAGAATTTTGATACGCAGCTTCGGCAGCGTACCGCAACTTGTGCGGTGTCATGCGCGTCATTTCGCATGATTTTAGAAAACCGTATCTCAGGTGTAATCACTAACGGCGTGAACTGGAAAAAGCTACACCCAAACGATACGTCAATGGATCGAGTTCAATCTATTGTAGCTCAGTACTTTGACTTTGGAAGACGGCCTAAAGGCGGCAGTCAATCTACCTCTAGCACCACTACAGTTGTAGCTGACGGCGGATCATGATTAGAGAAGCAACAAAACACGATAAAACACAAATATTTGAAATGCTGCGGGAGTTCCGCAAGGAAAGCGCAATACCGCAATTTCAAACGCTTGAAAACGAGACAACAGTTGACACGTTAATTACGTCAATTATTGTTGGCCGTGGCAGGGTGTTTATAGAAGATAACAAAGGATTGTTAATCGGATTAATTACGCCATCAGTATGGTGCAGCAGAACATATGTATTGCATGAGCTTGCATGGTATGTGCGGCCAGAATACAGACACACAAGACTTGGTTACAAACTGTTAAAAGAATACATTGATTACGGACGCAGGTTAAAGGACGAAGGGCGCATAAGTTATTTTACGATCAGCAAGATGGAAAACAGCCCCAACATTAATTACCAGCGATTTGGGTTTACCAAAATAGAAGAAAACTGGATTCAGTAATGAAAAAGTTAGCCGCATTTTTCCTGTTCTTGATGGTATCCGTTCCTGCCTATGCGGTAGGTACGATGATCATTACAGCGGCGTATGGCGCAGCATTTGCAACAACTGCCGCAGGTATTGCCGCAGCAATGGCCATCAACTTTGCTGTATCAATGGTGGTCAATCGTATTTTTGCGCCCAAGATGCCAAAGACTGGCCAGACCGGGGTGCGGGAGCAAATTCCTCCATCAACAGTTAACTCATTGCCGGTAGTGTATGGCGATGCATATTTGGGTGGCATGTTTGTTGATGCGGCATTGTCTCAAGAGCAAAAGACAATGTATTACGTTTTGGCCGTATCAAGCATTAGTCCAAACGGTCAATTTAGCTTTGATACAACTAAATTTTATTACGGTGATCGAATCATCACATTTGATGGGACAGATCAAACCAAAGTAGTAAGCCTGACAGACGGTAGCGGAAACGTAAATAATAAGATTGAAGGCCGGTTGTATATCAATCTGTACGTTTCTAACAGCAGCGGCGTTATCACATCGTTAAACGGCGCACCTGCCCCGCACGTTGTAATGGGTCACAATGCTGGCGATAAAAGCACGGTTCCCGCAAACGTTGCATGGCCATCAAGTGGCCGTCAGATGTACAACACCGCGTTTGCAATTGTTAAGCTTAATTACAGCGCAACCGCTGGCGTTACCAGCTTAGACACAATCACATTTAAATGCAGTCAGTATTTAAACAGTACCGGAGTGGCAAAGCCGGGAGATGTTTGGTACGACTACATGACCAATATTGAGTATGGCGCTGCGGCAGACGCATCTTTAGTTAATTCAACATCAGCCGCAACTCTTAATACATACTCAGATCAAACCATAACGTTTACAAATAGCAGCGGCAATCCGTCTACTCAGCCCCGTTATCGCATTAATGGCGTAATTGATACCAGCAAGCCGGTCTTAGATAACATTCAGAATATCCTGAATGCATGCGATTCGTGGATGACATTTGATGCGGCTACTGGTCAATGGTCAATTGTTGTTAACAAAGCCGAAAGCCCAGCTCTTGCGTTTAACGACAGCAATATTGTTGAAGACATTCGGATTGGCGTTACAAACATCAATCAATCCTACAATCAGGTAGAGATTAAGTTTCCCAGCAAGCAAAACAAAGACATTCCTGATTATGTCTTTTTAACTACGCCAGCTCCGCTGTTGTATCCCAACGAGCCAATTAATAAGCTCACTACATCATTTGATTTAGTTAACGATTCAGTTCAAGCTCAGTACCTCGCCAATCGTATTCTTGAGCAAGCCCGAGAAGATTTGGTTGTCACTATTAAGACAACTTACTACGGTATTCAGGCAACTGCGGGCGATGTAGTCAGCGTTACCAATACTACTTACGGCTGGTCCAATAAGCTGTTCCGCGTCATGAAGGTTAACGAGGCATCGTTGCCCGATGGTCAGCTTGGCGCAACGTTAGAGCTTAATGAGTACAACGCGCAAGTTTATGACGATAAGCCCATTACTCAGTTTCAGCCAGCTCCCAACAGCTTAATTCCTGACATTGGTTACTTTGGCAATTTGACAGCTCCCACGGTTACCGATCAGCTTCCTAACGCTGCGGTTCCCACGTTTGCCGTTAACGTACCGTTGCCATCCGATGGCCAGATATTGTTTGTAAGTCTTTACTACACAACTGTATCCACTCCGGGTACAGCGGATTGGATATTGTGGCGCACGCTGTACCAAAGCGATTCTTCGCCATTTACATCCGGTCAAACAGTTAAGTTTCCGGGCCTTAATTTGGCCACTGGTACATATTACTTTGCATTTAAGGTAGGCAACACAACTAGCGAATCTGGTTTGTCAGCAATTTCTACTGCTTACACATGGTTGCCTAACCCAGAATCAACTGCGGTGGCTGGCACGTTTGTGGCCACGTTTAGCCCTGCGGTATTGGAAGTGCCGTACAACGGAGCGCCAATACTTACTGGTATTGCGCCTCAGCTATATGGAACAACATCCGGAGGTTCAGTAGATTTTGTACCTGCGCAGACTGATTCAGACCCTGCATTTGTAAATAACACATGGCGTATTGGAAATAGTTCAACAACTGGATACGGCAGTATTGTTAAAAGCAATATCACTATTGGCAATCCTACAGATGGCGGATTTTATGCTGTGTTTCCACAGCCATCTGCAATGTCAGGTGATCCTGCATATATCGAAGTTCCGGTGCGGTACAAAAGCACCACCGGCACGGTATCTCAAGGCGCTACCGCAATTATCCAGTTAACGTTTAACCGTAAAGGTGACCCCGGCACTCCCGGTGAAGACGGTACGCAAACCGGCATTGCTTATTTGTACCAATGGTCAGCCGCACAGCCAGCCAATCCTAATGGCACATCAGACTTTGTTTGGGCAACAGCTACAAATCAAAGCTACACCGGCGGTAACGGATGGACCACCACAATTCCAGCTAACCCGGGAACCCCATCAATTAAATTGTGGGAGGCTGCAAAAGGTGTGTCGGATACGGCCACCGCAGTACAGACAACCGTAGACTGGACAACTGGGTTTGGAATTAGTGCAGTTGGTCAAAAC